CGCTGAAGGCTACATCACTCTCCAGGTTCCACCCCCCGAAGGTGCGAACATTCGTTGCACGTACTTCTTCCACCGTGGCGACACGGCCTTCACGGACGATGTGAGCGATCAGGTCGCGGCCTCCCAGGCCGAGCTGATGACTCCAGGGTACGCGCCCTTCTCGATCATCCTCAATGTGACCGACACCTTCTCGATCATCGTTGACGGTGTGACCTCCACCCTCACCCTCACGGCGGGGACTCACACGGCGGCTGCTCTCAAGAGCCTCATCGACGCTGCGGCCATCACGGGTCTGGTCCTCACGGTCTTCATCGACAACCAGGGCTTCGACCACATCAAGTTCTTCGCAGCTCAGAGCCTGGAGATCGGTGATGGAAATGCCAACGGAGCCTTGGGCTTCACGGCTGGCACCGCATCGAACCGCAACCGTGATTTCAGGGTCTATGAACGACCCATCGTGGACGGCACGGACGGTGGCATCACGACGACCGACACCAGCAAGGTCACCGTCCTCGTGAACGGTGTCCAGGTCGTGGCCGAGGCGGTCGACGGGACCAACGGTCTGGTGACTTTGCCGACAGCCCCTTCGGCGGGCTCGACCGTGCAGATCACCTACTGGGCCAACACCTGGCAGGACACGTTCGACTACCTTCCCAACACCTTGGTCACCAGCGTGACTCGGTGCGGCTTCAGTCCGGGTCGGTCGGACTACATTGAGGACAACGACTTCGTCGTCTCGAATCCCAGCCCGGATGTCAGCATCATCCACTGGGGCTCCAGCTACGTCGTCACTTCGGGTATTCGGACTCCCGGTGCCGAGGTCTTCGACGACACGCAGATTTTGCCGACCCTCGTCGACGACCGCATGTATCTCGTCGAGTGCGAGCGTATCACCGACACCACCGTGCTGCCGGCAGTGACCTCGCCCAACGAGTTCGAGCTTCCGGCCATCCCCACCTTGGGCAACGGTCGTGACACCCCGCTCGGCACGAGCCTCTACAGCGCTCTGGCCAACAACCGGGTCGGGCTCAACACCAACCGTCCGGACTTGGTCATCGTCTACACGGGCCGGGACCTGCTCGACGCCATCGGTCGAGCTGCTGCGACGGTTGTCGAGGTCGATGCCACAAGCCGAACGGTTGTCCTGAAGGACGACGTACCGCCGGACTACGTGGCGTTCGCGACCTTCTGGTACAGCCGTCTCTCGGACAACACGTACATCTTCACCAACAAGGTGGCGGGGTCCGTGGGCATCGGCCAGTACGAGGTTGTCTCCACCGCCGGTGAAGTCCTCTATCAGTCCCGGTTCGGGGTCAAGGTGGGCTTGCCCGAGACGGTTCAGTGGCCTCGCGGTGTCGAGTCCACTCCGGACGCCTTCCACACCGGTGCGGGCACGCCTGTCGCTGAAGAGGTGACTGTCACCTTCGACAGCCAAGCAGCCACCAACGCGGCCTACACCAACCTCGGTTCGGCCCCGTACTCCTGCTACGCCGGAACGAGTGACCAGTGGCGGACGACCATCAACGGTTCCGCTCTGGTGACTGACCTGGACACGGCTGTTCGCGGCTTCCTGGTCAGTGACCGAGTGGCTGTCGATGGCGCTGACTCGATCACCATCGTGGCGGGCGTCAACGACACCCTGAACATCAACATCGACGGCCTCACTCAGGTGCAGGTGGTCCTTGCGCCAGGGCTGACGGTCTATGGGCCAGCGGCCACTTTGGGCTCGATTACGGCTCAGATCAACACTGCCATCGACCTCGTCGATGCTTCGGGCAGCGGCGGCATCGACCTGACGGCTACGGCGCCCAATGGTCTGTGTGAGGCGTATCAGGTTGGTCCGGCTGGCGGAGATGTCTTCTTCGTCATCGAGTCCTACTCGGTTCCCGCAGCTTTGCCGGGTGGTTTCGACCATGCGTCAAGCATCGCGGTCGAGCAAGGCACGGCGGAGGGCGCCCTCGGGTTCGATACCTTCCAGGAAGCCTCGGGCACGCCCACGGCGACCACGAAGCCGGCGACCCTTCTCGGGACCCTCGCGGGACCCTTCAACATCACGGCGGGTGTCGACGACCAGCTGAACATCCGGGTGGACGGCATCGACTACCTGGTGACCTTGCCGGCGGGTGCGGTCGTCACGGCGGTAGCTGTTGCGGCAGCCATCGTGGCCGTTCCCGGCCTCGCGGGTGTGGCCACGGTCGGCACTCTACTCAACCTCGACAAGATCCGCCTGACGAGCACCACGCTCAACTCGGGCAGCAGCGTCGAGATCCTGAGCAGCTCAACAGCTCTGGCCCTTCTTGGCTTCACCTCGGGCGACCGGGCGAGCTGGGCTCAGGTCACAGCTCAAGAGATCGTCAACGAGCTGATGGATACGGCTGGCTTCGTGGCCGAAGCAGTGTCCTACGTCAGCGAGATCGAAGGTCAGGACTACGTCACCATCGAGTCGCTCACGGTTGGGGCTGCGGCCTCTACCATCATCTTCGTCGATGGAGTCGCCTCGGCCTTCAACGAGTTGGCGGGGACTGAGGTCGAGCCAGGGGAGAGCGGAGACAGCGGCCAGGATGCTACCGACATCTACGTCGTCACCTCCAACAACCCCAACGGCTCGGCCGGCGATGGCGTCCCAGGTCAGACCTACACCGACGAGCAGACGGGTCTTCGGTTCTCGGTCCTGGAGTCGCTCACGGGCACCTACACGGCAACTGGCAGCTTCACCCTGATCGTCAGCCCGACCTTCGAGGTGAGCCCTGCGGTACCGTGGCTCAGCATCGGCGGCCTGGAGGTCATCGTGACCGACACCGTGGGTGTGGGTGTCAACGACTCGGCCACGGTCCAGACGTTCGATCCGAACGGCCTGGAGCCTGCCATCGGCGACTTCTACTTCGTCACCTACGACTACCGGAAGCAGAACTTCGACACGAGGCTCTACCAGCAGTTCAAGACCATCGAGGCGAACTTCGGCCCGCTCACGAGCGAGAACCGAGTCACCTTGGCGGCTTACCTGGCGATTCTCAACGGGGCTGTCCTCGTCGGGATCAAGCAGGTGCTGAAGGTGACCAACACCAATCAGGCGTCGGCTCAGAGCTTCATCGACGCCATCGCCGAGCTGGCTACTCCGCTTCCGGGCGGCGTCAAGCCGGACATCCTGGTACCGCTGGCGACCGACACCTCGGTCTACAGCTTCCTGCTTCAGCACTGCGAGACGCAGAGCAACATCAGGAACCAGGCGGAGAGGATGGGCTTCATCGGATTTGCGTCCGGGACGAGCCCAACCACGGCAGCTGCTGTTGCTCGGAGCCTCCAGTCCAACCGCATCCTCGCGGTCTACCCCGACTCTGCGGTCGTCACCTTGACCAACGAGCTGGGTGAGTCCTTCGAGACGCTGGTGGACGGAACCTTCATTGCAGCAGCCTTGTCCGGCATGGCAGTGAGCCCCTCCATCGACGTGGCCACTCCGTACACGCGACGGCAGATGCTGGGCTTCACCCGGCTCCAACGACAGCTCGATCCCATCCAGGCCAACCAAACGGCCGTGGCTGGTGTCACGCTGTTCGAGGACCTGGACCCGATCATCCGGATCCGCCAGGGCCTGACGACGGACATGAACACCCTGCTCACCCGGCTGCCCACGGTCACTCAGATCGCGGACTACGTGCAGCAGCAGAGCAGGCAGGTCCTCGACTCCTTCGTCGGGACCAAGTTCCTGTCGAGTCGGGTCAATGAGGTCGAGGTCAGCATGACAGCGCTCTTCAAGGCGCTGGTGCAGGCCGAGATCGTCGGGGCCTTCACGGGAGTAGCTGCTGAGGTGGATGCGGACGACCCGACCATCCTGCGGTTCGAGGCGTTCTACCAGCCCATCTTCCCGCTGCTCTACCTCGTCCTGACCTTCAACCTGAGAGCCAGCGTCTAGCCGCTCTCCCCCACATCCCCCAACGGGGTAGCGGACGCCACGGGGCCAAGTGCTTCGTGGCGTTTGCTTTTTTGAGCTGTCCCTGGTGTATGAGGGGACACAACCAAGGAGATCCCATGAAGAAGCTAACCAAGTCGCAGTTGCTGGGTGAGATCGCGGACCGTTCAGGCATCACCAAGAAGCAGGCCGGCGAAGTCCTCGACGCTCTCCGTGATGTGGTGGTCGAGCAGCTCAAGGGGCCAGCTGGTGCGGTGGTGCTGCCTGACATGCTCAAGCTCACCCTGAAGGACAAGCCGGCTACTCCCGAGAGGCCCGGCAAGAACCCCTTCACAGGCGAAGCCATCACCGTCAAGGCCAAGCCTGCGTCCAAGGCAGTCAAGGCCCTGCCACTGAAGGCTCTCAAGGACGCGGTGGCGTAATCCCCTTGTCGGGTGGGTAAGTGATGCTCGACGTACCTACGCTCTACTGGGATCCCGCAGGCCCCTACCACATCTACGGCCGAGCCACGTCGGAGCCGGAGGATGTGCCAGCTCCACGTCACGACAGGCTCGAACCCCTCATGCTGGTGGTGCTCTGATGCCTCTCTACTCCAAGAATGGTTTGACTCTATCTGGGCTACGACCTGTTGCCAGCCCAGACCTTGGTCCGCTTGGCTACGAGGACTACGCCAACAGCGAGCACTCGGGCAGGTGGACGGGGGGTGCCATCGTCTTCCGCAAGATGCTCTGGACGGATGACACGTCGTTCGGGCCGAATACGGTCGTAGACGAACTCATCTTGCAGCTTCCGCCGACCCCTAACTGGGGTCTCTACATCATGGACGCTGTCGTTCAAGCGAAGGTGGACGTAGGTAGTTCTCCTAGTGGAACCGCTAACTTCTCCCTTGGGACCTTGGAGGCACCTTCCTACACCAACATCATTGCTGGGCCGCCAGTGACCCCCCAATGGTCTCCTGTCGTTGATACCTGGGTCGTCAACAGCGGCAACTACCGAGCGGCTGTTGGGATAGGAGGTCGGACAGCTTATCGGACGTTCCGACAGCTCTATCTGCGGA